CTTATTCTATGTTATTTACCTATTATAAACCGGCTTTGATATCACCAGTATTTTTCAGTCTTAGAGGAATGTAAATAAACTCAACTGCTTTAACAGGTTCAATAGCGATATCCATGTATAGTTCGCTGCGATCAATTCTCGCAGGTGTATTGTTAGTTTCATCACAAACTACAACGTAGTCATACAATGCACGTGATCCTACCAACTCTAGCATCAGACTTTCTGCTGCTGCTTTGATTTCACGACGTGTCTGTGCATCATTAGGTTCAAACAAGAATGGTCTTGCAAGAATATCTAATTGACGGCGTAAGTAGCAAACTAAACGAGCAACATTGATTCTATCTAAGCTGCTGGCATTTTTTGCACGAGTACGCTGACCATATGCTACTAATCCTACACCAGGTAATGTGGCAATTGGATTAATAGAAACTAATGGATCTTGCAATACATCGCGTAGTCCTTGGTGTAATGCTACCGCTTTAAACTCGCCTTCACCAGTAATATAACCTACTGATGTAGCATTATCAACACCGCCACGACGTGTTCCTGCTGGAGCAAACCATTGGAAACTCTTTGCGTCACTATTAATAATAGTACGTAACATCATGTGGCTTGGAGGAACAACAATCTTGTTACCTGTGTTGTCATTTGTGTAACCACTTGGATAATACATAGCCATATATTCGTCGTAACTTACTGCACCGTCATCACCATTGTCTAATGCTGTAGCAGTATTTGCACCCCATGCATGTAATGCTGTGCCTGTTGGCTCTAAACGGAAAGGTGTATCTCCAACAACAAATGCTGTGACACCACGATCTGTATTGAATGCTATCATGTTTTGAATAGCTTCTGGATAACCAGGAGCAGCAATCAAATTGAATACCACTGTATCAGTATCTCTGATAGCTGTATTTGTATCAATAGTAGATTTCAATGCTGCAACTACCTGTGCTCTTTGTGCCATACGACCAAACACACCAGAACCATCGGCAGCTACATTGTGTTGTGAAACCCAACGATCTGTTTCGTATCCAGCCATTGCTTCACCACTACCATGTGGATAGCGAATATTCAATCCATCGTCAGCATAGATGTCAATATAACCAGATATATATTTCTTAACATTAAATCCGCTACGACGAGTATTCCACAAGCGCATACCTTTTGGATAGATAGAAGGATCTGGAGCATCTGGATCTAAATAGTTGCTGCTTAACAATGCTGTAATTGTTGAAGGAGTTAATGTTGTACCCACTGTTGCCCAGCGAGCGTCAGCAAACAACCAACCGTTAGGTGTTGATTGATCAGTAACGTCTTGTTTAACCCATTTACTACCTGTTGTGATAGTACTGTCATAAACATAAACATTTTTACCATACATTTCCATATCAGAAGTATCAATCCAAATATCACCTGTGGCTAAATTGCCACCATCACTGCGATCGCCATTTACGGGCTCTGTTGCCATAATGATCGGGCCTGCTGGATCTGTTATTCCATAGTAAGGAGAGTCAGCATTTTGATATCCAACCCACTTAGTTCCATCATGAATCATGATATCTACTTCATCATGAACTGAACTATACCATAATTGTCCATCAGCTGGTGTTGTATATGGTGCATATGTGTGTGCTTCATATACTGCTGGTGACCAGTTAGATGCTAAGAATTCATAACCTGTATCGCCACTAGGTGCTGCATATAAGTTAGTAGGAAGACCTGCACCTGTGTCTAAAGCAAGAGAAATAGCAGAACCACTAATATCATTAAATTCAATATCACCACCTAACTTATGTGTAAATGTTAATTTGCTAGATGCTGTGTCATAACTTGCAGTAACATTAACTAATCCAGAACCAGCAAGAGCGGCAGGAATTAATGATGCAATTGTTGTTGTATTACTAGCAGGAGTAATAGTAATTGTAACAGCAGAGCTCCATGAACCTGAACCTGCTAGTGTTTCTCTAATAGCAAACTGATAAGAGCCTGCAACTGAAAGATTAGAAGATGAATTGTTGCCTACAATTGTAGTAGCACCTGAATTCTTACGTCTCCAAATTTTAAAATTAGCAGTAGCACTTGATGTATTAGAAGCATTATATTCAACAAATAATGAACCTACTGCAATGTCACTACCACCTTTTGCAGATAATGCTTTAGTAGCTTCTGGTAAAATACCATATACTGGTGCCGATACAGTATCCCAATATTGTGTTAGGGCATTGAATCGTTTTACACTCCAGCTTGCACCATTACTAATAGGAGTAGTTACAATCCATACACTGCCAGTAATCCATGATGTTGTATCAGGATATGTATAGTGCGGACTTATTTGTAATGTTTTGCCACTGTCAAATGTATCAGTTACCGGTGTCCAAGTAAAATCAGACTTTTTATAATATAATGCACTTGCATTATCACTTGTAAGGACCATACAATAATCGCCCACTTGACCGATTGTATCGCTAGGAGCGGTTCCATTAAAACTTGAGCTAGCAGCATCGTCATCTAATACTAATGGAGTTTTAACAGTGAATGTTTTTGTTGTATTGTTCCATTCTTTAATTCCAAAAATGCTAGATGCAGTATCTACCCAAAGTGTTCCATTAACTGGATCACCGTGTGGAACGCTGCTTGATGGAAGCAATTTTGTTGTATTAAGATCTGCTCTAACAACATATGCTCTGCTGCTTACGCCTAATAAACTATATGCAGCTTGTAGGCCATATTCGTTTAATTCATCACCATGCAGTGGATTACTACTTGCATCGGTATAAAAATGTGGTACGCCGAAAGTATCAGCTAGATCACGCTGACCAGTCATTAACCATACTTTACCAGCATTGGCTGCTGTTGTACCTGCTGCAATTGTTCCGCTTGCATTAGTCTTGTCTTGGGCTGATACTACAAATATCAAAGGCACGGTGCCTGGTGCAGATGGAGTATAAAAACTCTCGTCTATAACTGATACGCTTACGCCCGGTGAATTCAATGTTGCCATATATACTATCTCCTAAATGGATTACTTGAATTATTTAGTCAGTATTTGAAAAAACACGGGGTTAAATACTTGTACAAAGGGCTGCAAAAAGGGCGCGAAATGAGAGATCTATGCAAAGAATGTGGGCAACGACCTGTTGCTATAAATTATTACAAAGAAGGGAGACCTTTCTATAGATCAAAATGTGATCATTGTGCAAGTCAGCGCAAAGATGGTACGCCGCTATGGGCCAGGGCAGGCTACACTAAAAAGACCACATGTGATAAATGTGGTTTTACTTCTAAATATATTGAACAGTTTAATGTATTTTATGTTGATGGTAATCCAACAAATTGTCGATATACCAATCTTAAAACAGTATGCGCTAACTGCCAACGCATATTACATAAACTTAAACTGCCTTGGCGGCAGGGAGATCTTCGACCAGATTTTTAAGTTGTTCAAATAAAGAATCAATAGTGCTATCATTAGATACCACATGATCAATTTTACCACCTACCCAAGAATATTCGCTAGCATGTATTTTTGCTTTTTCTAATTTTGCTCTGCTTAATGCCCAAGTTGTGTTACCATTGGGACCGCGATTAAATGATTCAGCAGCAGGAATCCATTCTGGATCTTCACCTCGTTTAATTCTTACTACAGTACCGCCTGCTTTATGAATTGCGGAAATTTCATTAGGAAAACGCACATCACTAATAACAATGTCATCATTGCTGGTTAGTAGTTTGTGTTCTAAACTAGCAATCCAAATGTCATCATGGAATCCTTTACGACATACTTCTGTGCCCCACCATTGTAAAATCCATCTAGGTGTTAGATCAGGCATGCCTAAACGTTCTGCCCACCACGGATCTATTTGTTCGCGCCATTCTCGTGCTTGAGTTGTACGACCTTCTAGTAGAGTTCTATCCCAGCCAAATACGGCTGCTATTGCATCTTTAAGTGTGCCTGCAAAACTATCTCGTCTAAATCCGTGAAAATTAACCAAATAATCAGCCGCTGTATCTTTGCCCGAACCAATTAAACCTACAAAACCTATAATCATAGCATCCTCGAGTAATACTATAATTTACTATAATTAGGTTAGTATGTCAATATTTTTTTAGCCGATTACAAAAGTAAGCGGAGTACCGCCGTCTTTGTAGTTGATTAGATCGAGTTCTAAAGTTTCAATTTCAGCTTTACCTTCACCTTTTAGGGTGGCACCATTAAGTTGTGTAGTTCCGGATGGAGCAGCAATACTTCCGAACTTTTCACGAGCTTCACCTAGCATTAATTTAGCAGTTGCTAGAGCATAGTCTTTTAACCATTGACCTGCAAACTGATCT